TCCGATTAACGTACTAAAATTTTCATCTTTTTGCTAAAAGGCTAAAAACATCTTTTCTTAAAAAGGTTAAAATCGTTATTCCCGTGAACTGGTACTAAACGGCTGTCCAACGTACTGACCCATTATAAGTCAGGACACCGGTCGCTCCAGTGAGGGCTACGTGCATTGTGAACGCATCAGTTCCATTGGCAGTTACAAAAACCATACCAGGAACAGTGATTTCTTGGGCACCAGCCACTCCAACACCGGAGGTTCTAGGATTACCGGGAGTGTAAACACTACCACCATTCTTCCTAAAATCAAGAGACACGGTTGTCTGTTCATTGACAGAATTGAGACCCTCTCCTGTGAAATCAACATTATAATTTCCAGCAGGAGGAACCATAGATCCAGCAGTATTGACTATTCCAAGTCCATTACTGCTGGCGGTTGCAAGGGCGGCGTTAAAACCTACAGTTGAAACGGCGGCCTCAGGGGCGCTAGATTGAAACCAAGCGACTTGATTGTTTGCAGGAGCACCTGTCAACGCAATTTGCTGCGTTATCAAATCCATAGCATAACAAAAGAAAACATTTCCTAACACTGTTGTTCCGGTCGTTCCAGAACCAACAACAGAAATGTTGACAAGTCCAACATCATAAGTCTTGATGTCAGAGCCGCCAGGTAAACCACCATGGCGGACGAAGTGTGCATCCAACATTCCGTGCAAAAGCGACGGAGGGATATCCAACACAATCTTATCACAAGGCCGCCCTCTGGCGACCGGTTTCATGTTAATTGCTTGGGAGAAAGAAGAAGGAGGCTGGTCTGAGGCATCTGGATCAAATCCAATAATGATCTCACCAGCAGCATCATTGTTTGTGTTAAATTGGACAACAATAGGTTCATAAATGACTCTAAAGTATCTAAATCTGTATTTTTGCCATTGCTGGCACTCAACAGACCCCACGGGAAATAATGATGATTGGCCAGGGTTGATTGAATAACTCTTAAAAAGAGCCCACGCTTGAGAAGAGAGTGGTTGTGAAATCTGTTCACAAAATTCAGGCAACACCTTCCGAATACCACGCGAGCCAAAATTGCTCTTCATGGTCATCCTCGGGGCATTATTATGAGTAAAGCGTGTATCGCCTCCTCCTCGCCGATTCCGAGTTCTTTTTCTTTTCTGTGCTCTTTCCTGTACAATTAAAACAGGGGCCGGTTTTCCAGCTCTTTGCCTTTTCTGAACTGCACGATTGTTCTTTTTCTGAGCATTACGCACAGTATTGGCACGATTCTGAGCAGACATTGCTGCAAATTGCTTTTTTGACATAGTTGCCATTTCGCATACTAAAATCCGAGTTATCTCGAATAAACAGTGCTGTTTCATAGGGGCACCCCGTATGTATGCGTGGGTCGGGATTAATAGCATAACCCTAAATTATTAGCTCATAGCCCAGAGATGGTCTCAGAGGCAACTGAAAAATCAAACAGTTGTCTTAATTGAGACTTCTTGCCTTCTGCTTCTACACCGGTGAAAAATCCTTTAATGGATTCCTCACTTGGTATTCCACAAGCGTGGAACGACTGTAAAAGAGGGTCATCTAGACTATTTAACACTAGTTCTGAGTTAATTAGGCTCTTGTAAGCGTCACGGAAAACACCATGACTATCTGATGGATACGACATAACCATCAGCGTGAATATTTTGCTTATATGCTGACCAAGGGTTAACTTGTTCTTTTCATAAACCATCGACGTCGCAAGACGTTCCACATCGTAGAGGGGGTACCAAATACCATCTCGCTCTTTAAACGATGCTCCTAAAAAGGACAGTTTCTCTAGAGGATAATCTTCTCCTCCAAAAAAGAACTTAAGTTTCAAACCATAATGGGATAAGTGATCTTTTAAAAAGTCAAAATCACAAATCAATGAAAAATCTTCATCAACAGAAAACACATTATCATCACCAAACAGGTACACTAATTGTTCACTAACTTTCTGTAAACTAGGAGCTATGCCATTCTTCTTCTTATATGCTGCGTAAAGACCTGCAGCGAAGATTATAACATGCGCGAATATATTGTCTCGAGTGGTTGTTCCACTACCAGAAGCATTACCATAGTCTTTCATAACTACTCGACCATCAGGTAACTTCATAAAATAATTACAGGTGTGAAAACACATCCATTTAAACTCTTCAATATCATCGTCTGGGATCTTACAATCTTTCTTCAAGATTGAATATATATCCTCTAGGACTGGAATAAACTTATCCCAACCACTCACGTCATAACAACCGCGAAATCGCTTCCTTAAAAGGTTACGGGCTAATTTATCAAAGCCTCCATAATAAGGGCAAAATCCATATGCGGACCATAAAAATGACTTAATTGCTAAACTTATTCGTTTACCAAACTTCAACTGGCTCGAAAGCAGATCAAATGAGGGTATCTGAAAAACACGAATTTTATCAATGTTTATATCATCAACATCCTTATACTCTTCCTTCCCACTACAACTCCAAATAGGGAGTGTCTTCGACTTATCATAAAATTGTCGACCGGCTATGTAGGGTACTGTATCCGCCTTAGTTTTAAGGCCTAAATAGTTGAGTGGCCATCCACTAGACTTAGTCCAGTCAATAAACTCGCAAACTTCTTCAGACGTGGCAACACAATCCTCAAATGTTGGGGCATATAAATGCTCAAAAAACGACAAAGCAAAATTATGCTCTTCAAGACCTTTAAATGAATAAACAGGCTTGTCGTCCCAACTATCGATTGTTTTCCACACATTAGTTTGGGTTGGATGTACAACGTAAAATTTCTCCTTAGCAATTCCCTTAAGCTCGTTAAGCGTTAAGGTACTATACAAATGGGTAAACACGGATTCTCTTCGAGAACTACGGCAGAAGCCAAATTTGGCTGTAGAGGGCAAAAATCCTACCGTCTCCATGTTTAAATACTGTTGCTCACCATAATATAACTGCATTATGGGAGCTTCGCCCAACGATTTCTGTATGCGCCTTATGCTTGAGCAGGCGCCATCGCTTTTAAAGGCGAGCAGAAATTATTGTTTCCTGATTTTGGGTTGGGACCAGCAGAGGCCTGGTGTATCCCAACAATTCGGTTGACTTTAGCATCAATCAAAAGGGCTCCACAAGAGAAATTCTTTGTGGTGGCTGAATGTGTAATCCAACTTTTAGCATCTCCATTCCACGAATACTCAGTGGACGCAAAAACAGGTTTCCCAGTATCAGGGTTAAAACCGACATAAGTCGCTGTGGTGTTGGATCCAATAACAGGAGCTTCAACTACCCACGACTTCATTTTTTGTAAATTCTTAAACTCATTAAGAGCCAAAGCGATTCTCAAAATGGAGTTCGGGCCTTCGCCGTACTTCTCCCATTTCGATTTATGAGGAATCCTCATTGGAATCTGCTTTCCAGTGGCATCTTTATCAAGGAAGTAAACATCCGGAAGATTTTGATGATCAGTCATGATCATATAATTTTTCTGGTCCCATTGGACTCGGGTCATACAACCCCAGAAATTTCGTTCTTCACCAGAGTTACCAGCTTTGTCATAATAGAGTTTTATCATACTTTTATGAACATCAGTTTCACCTCCCATAGGTTGATGTAATGAAACACTTTCCATTTTCGCCATAGCAGCTTTAATCAACGGTGCGTTTTTAGCAAACAACTCCTTCCTTTCGGTGGGTTTTAGCTTCTTAAATTCATCACGCGTTTTAAAAACATATTCAGCAGGGGCCATTCTACAACGTTCTCCGTAGAAATTATGCGATTTCCTGCAAAAGCAGCATTTTGGTTTATTACCTAAAGCTTTATTTGAGACTTTAGGAGGATTGGTATCCCTCGATTCGGACGTAACAGGTTTAGCAGGGGCTTTCGCCACATCAGACCAATTTTTCTTCTGTTTCGGCTTCTCAGCAGCTTGTTCAGCTGGTTTTATCTGAGTTGCTTCGCTCTTGGGGGCTTTCTTGCCTTTTCCTCGAGATCGAATTCGTTTCGACTTCTTATTCTCCTGTGGCTCTTGTGGAGCAGGTGCAGCAGCTTCAACTGGCTTAGGCACTTCAACAGGCTTTGCTTCCGCAGGTGGTTTAGAAGTATCCACCTTTTTCTGTAACAAAGCG